AAGCCGTGCAGCCACAAGGATTGCGACGAGAGCCGGTTTATTGCCACTGAATGCGGCTGCCGTCTTTGCGGTAAGCCGATCGGATGGGAGACGAGGTTCTACGTGGATCCCCAGGCGTCACAGGCCACACCAACCGACAAACGGTGGGTGCATGCCGACTGCTTGGAGGACGCTGTGGAGCAAGAACAGTCGCGGGAGTGCCACGGCTGCGGGCGCATCATGAGCGAGCGGGAGAAGCAGCAGCAAGGCGTGTGCAATGACTGCGCTGGACAGGCTGTCCGATGAAGCGCGGCTACTCACGCGACTTCACCCCGAAGTCAGAGCGGCGCTGCACGTTCACCGTGGATCGTGTCCCGCCGACGTTCTACGACGCGGTGAAGGCGAAGGCGAAGCGGCTCGGTCTGAGTGACCGGGCCTTGATTCTCTCGCTGCTCAAGGACTGGATCGATCGTGACTGACACCCCATCCCTGCGGACGCCGCAGGCGCAGTGGAGAGCCGCCGCCGACGGTGTTGAGGCGATGGGCTACTCGCAGCGGGCGGATCGGATGCGGGACTGTGCCACCGATCTGGATCCCTACGTCCAGCGCGAGATCGCCCAGCCGCAGACAGGAGAAGGCGACGTGACCCACGTGGCCACGAAGGGAGACTCGGACGATAGCCGTACCGGGGGGCAGATCGCGCTGACTCTTTCGGAAGAGTGGCTCCTGCGTGAGTACTTGTGCCTGTCGCACGGGCACACGCATCAATATCTCGATGACGGCGAATTACAGTGCAGTCAATGCCTCCCGTTCGGTTACGGCGACTATCGAAGGCAACCGATCGGCGAGTTGCTCGCGTTGGTCGAGCGCGTTGGCAGAGACTTGCGATCGGTCGGTATCCGATAGCCGTGCTCGGCATAGCTACCAATCGCCCGTTTGGTATGTTCTTGCTCGTGGTCGCATTACTGTTGTTCCTCGCGGCGCACCGAGAGGAGCGGTTGACTGGAGCTTGGCTGAAGTGGCGTTGGCCGTGGAAGTTGGCGAGTGTTATGTCGGCGGGTATGGCGGTTGCTTTCGGGTGGTATCTAGCAGCGAACTTCAACGAACCACCACCCACGGTGGTTGATGACATAGCCCGCGAACGGGCATCTGACTTACAGGCTCAAGTGGCGAGGCTAGAGGGCCAGGTCAAGGCGGCGATGGAGTTTCAGGCCGTCGAAAAGACAGAACGGGAGGCAACCCAAAAGCGCTCAGACGATGCACGTCGAGCGAGGCGTGCTCTCTATGACCATTTGTCCAAGCTCGTTGAGGATGGTCGGAAAAAGAGACTCGATTTGTTCAACATGAAACTTGCGGACGCTGTGAGTAAATTTGAGGAGTGGAGGAAGACTACGTCAGCGACCCTGATGTCCATCTCGTTACCGGACTGCGCTAGTGCTTTCGATAATCCAGTTCACGGCCCTCGTGTTAGCTATGGGATAGCCGAAGACAGAAACGTCAGAGCATTTATGGCGGTCGCATTGATCGCGTCTCTTGAACAATGCAGAACAAATCATGCTCAACAGTAATTTGGTCCTATCATGGAGGCGACATGGGACGCCCAACGAAGGAATACCAAGCCTTCGCCTCGCTCGTAGACCGACTATTGACGGTGCCGAAAGAGGAACTGGACCGGCGTATGGGCGCGTACAAAGCCGAGGCGGACAAGAACCCGAACAAGCGCAGGGCAGACACGCTTCGCGAGTGTGCCAAGGCGCTCACGCCCCTCCTTCAGCGAGAAGCCGAGCAGCGCGCGGAAGTCGCTGCCCTTGAATCGCGACTCTTGACGGCCGAACGTCGCGAGAGCCGGGAACACGAACGGGCGGAGGCCGCTGAATCCACCCTCTCCGTTCTCCGGCAGGCGCACGAGGCCCTGACGCCATACGCGCGGCATCTTGGGTTTTGTGATTCATTGAAACCGCCAACGCGGCATCACGAGGACCCTGCTCAGCGTGGAGAGAAGCTGTGTTTTTGTGGACTCGCAGCCCTCATTGAGAAAGCCGAAGGCCGCTGATGAAGGAGATTCCATTCCTGTTGTTGTGCATCTTAGGCGCTTTGATCGTCATCGTATCGGGGCTTGCATCGCATCATCGAGAAACGGTACGCATTCGCGAAGCCGTAGAACGCGCCTGGCCACCGCCAGCGGCGATCGAGACTACTGAGAAAGAGGGTGGGCAGAGGGCGAAGCCGTGAGTAATCATCCAGAGTTGCGCATTGCAGGCGATCCGCGGCAGCATCCGAAGGCCTGGGTGTGTCTTATTGTCGCGGCCGAATTCCTCGAGATGAACGTCAAGAGCCTGGACGCCTATATGGCCGAAGGCAGAATCGCCTGGGAGTGGAAAGGGCGACGCCGGAAGATTCACCGTGACGAGGTGAGTCGGTTCGATCGCTGGCAACGGGAGCAGCGCAAGGCCTCATGATTGCTCTGTGCGGGCGTTGCGCGATAAATTCGCGACGACCTGGTCAGCGTGGTGCCGTCAATGTCATGCTGCATATAAACGCTCGCGACCCGTGCCGAAGTGGACTGCGCTCTCTGCGGATGAGAAACGGAAAATGCGTTGCCGGCAATACTCCGGTATCCTCGACAAGCGCGGGGAGTTAGACGGGCCTGGGCTCACTCGTCGCGTGTGCGCGAAATGCGGGACGACCGAGGGGCTCGAGCGCCACCATCCAGACTACTCGAATCCGCACCTTGTAGAGAGGCTATGTCGTTCGTGCCATAAGTCGCACCACCGTCAAACGTCTCAAATTGTTTCACGTGGGAAAACCTAACCGCCCCAACCGCCCCAAACATCCTAATCAGGTTGCAGTGCGGATCCGCTGAGCGCATTCTCAGATCAGATTCGGTTCCTGCAGGTTCCATAACCCAGCGTGAGTCTGAAAACCAAAGCCGAGGCCGCTCGGGAGAACGGCAAGCGCGGCGGACGCCCGCGAGGTTCGAAGTCCGTCACGACCCTCATCAAAGAGCGAGGCCGGGCGCGGGCATTGAAACGAGCCGAGACGTTCGTGGAGTTGTCGGCGACGCGCGTGCTCACTGAGTTGCGACGCTTGGCCATGTCGGATATACGCCAGCTCTTCGACGAACAGGGCAATCTTCGACCGATACACACGCTGACGGCCGACCAGGCCGCCTGTATTGCCGCCGTCGAAGTCGTCATCAAGAACGCGAAAGCGGGCGATGGCGTGACCGATACGATCTACAAGATCAAACTCTGGGATAAACCACGAACGCTGGAGATGTTGGCGAAGCACTTCGGCTTGATGACGGAACGGGTTGAACATTCCGGAGGCCTGACGATTCAACACGAGGTGCCCGAATAGTGGCCACCCCGATGCGCGATGTGGTCGTGCCGTATACGCCGCGGCCATTGCAGCGCGCGGTCGGCCGCTTGTGCCGAGCGAAGCGGTTCGGGGTGTTGGTCTGTCATCGGCGGTTCGGGAAAACCGTGCTCGGCGTGAACATCAATCAGCAAACGGCGCTGATGACGGCGCTCGAGCGGCCCCGGGTGCTCTACATCGGCCCGACCTACACGCAGGCGAAGTCCACGGCGTGGGATTACATGCAGCACTACGCGCGGCCGATCCCAGGCGTGGCCATGAATCAATCCGAGCTCCGGATCGACTATCCCAACGGTGGTCAGTCGCGGATCTACGGCGCGGATAACCCCGACAGCTTGCGCGGGCTGTACGGCGATCGGGCGACGCTTGATGAGTTCGGGCTGCATCCGGCGAAGACGTTTTCTGAGGTGGTCGGCCCATTGCTCGTCGATCGTGGCGGCTCCGCGCTGTTTTTGGGGACACCGAACGGCAAGAATCAGTTTTACGACATCGCCCAACATGCGAAGGAGCGACAGGCGGCCGGTGACCCGAACTGGTTCTACGCCGAATTCAAAGCGAGTCAGACGGGCCTACTCGATCCTGGCTACTTGGCGCAGGCGCGGTCGCTGATGACCGATGACGAGTACGCGCAGGAGTTCGAGTGCAGTTTCGAAGCGAGCGTGAAGGGCTCGATCTACGCCAAGGAATTTGCCGCGGCCGGCGACCGGATCACGGTGGTTCCCTATGATCCAATACTCCCGGTCGATACCGATTGGGATCTGGGCATCGGAGACCATATGGCGGTCTGGTTTAGCCAATCATTGAAGTCCGGCGAAGTACGCCTCATCGACTACTACGAAGCCAGCGGCGAAGGCTTTCCGCATTATGTCGCCATGTTGCAGCGGAAAGGCTACGTCTACGGTAAGCACTGGGCACCGCATGACATCGTGGTGCGTGAGCTTGGGAGCGGCAAGAGTCGGCTGGAGACAGCGCGCGGGTTCGGGTTGAAGTTTGAGATCACGCCGCGGATCACCAGTCAGATCGGTGAAGAGGTTGAAGAGGGCATCAATACCGTTCGGATGCTGTTGCCGCGCTGTTGGTTCGATGCGAAGCGATGCGCGCAAGGGATTGAAGCGCTCAAGCATTACCGACGCGATTATAACCAGCGGCTCAACGAGTTCAAGGCGACGCCGGTTCACGATTGGGCGTCCCATGGAGCCGATGCCTTCCGCGGGTTGGCGGTGAGGCACAAGACGCCTCTTGATACTCGGAAGGCGCCAGCGTCCCCAGCAATGCCGGAGAGTTACGCGTGGACGTAGACGTCGAACGCGTCGCGGCGGACCTCCAGGCCTCGCTCATCGCGCATCGTGCGGCCTTGCTCGCGCGTCGGAACAAAGACCTCATGGGCGCACGGGCACTCCTGCGGGACGCCGCCGAATGGCGACGCCTCGCGCATACGCGCGACCCGGAGCACACAGCGCCCGCTTGGCACGGCGAGCAGGGCCAGACGCCGAAGGGCACCGATACGCACGCGGCGATGGTGGCGTTCTACGAACAGCAAAGGGTCTGGAATGGCTGACATCCTCAAACTGCGCATGGGCGGCACGACGTATCACGGCCTGCGGGTCATCCTCGGGCATTGGCTGCTGCGTGGCCTGTCCCGAGAAATCGCGGAACTGCGATGCGAGGCGGCGCGCGAGCGGCGACTCCTCCAGCAGCGCATTGACGTGCTTGAGGCGCAACTGCACGCTGGGTCACGGGCCGGAAGTTGGGGCGCCTGATGGCTGACGAGAATTCCCAAGCGCCGCCCATCGTCCGCGAAGCGCTCGCCTTTGTGAAGTATGTCCTCGAAGTCGAGGGCAACCAGCGGAAGCGCGAACTTGAAGACCTGGCGTTCCAGCTCCCCGACAACCAATGGGACGATGCGGCGAAAGAGGCGCGCAAAGGCGCGATCATCGGGGGCGTCCAGGTCCCGCCTCGTCCCATGATCAGTATCCCTAAACTGGATCAGCCGATTGGCTCGGTGCTGAATCAGGAGAAGGCCGCGCACCTCGGCGTGAACGTGCATCCCATCTCTGAGGATGCCGACGACGACACGGCCGAAGTTCAGCAAGACCTCTATCGCATGATCGAACGCGACTCACGCGCGGGGCTCGCGCGGTCATGGGCGTTCGATCGCGCAGTGAAAGCCGGGCGCGGGGCGTATCGTGTGCTCACGGTCTACGATGACGACGCCGATAATCCGACCGATCAGAAGATCGTCATTCGGCGGATGGTACGGCAGGAGATGGCGTTTTTCGATCCGGCCGCCGAAGAGCCGGACTGGTGCGACGGGAAGAAGGCCGCCGTAGGCGCGTGGCAACCCCTCGAGACCTTCAAGCGCAACTATCCGAGCTCGAAGCTGAAGGACTACGGCGAGTCCGAGCTCGCGGCCTTGATGCAGACGGAGCCAGACTGGGTGCGTGGCGAAGGCGAGAAGCGGGCGGTATTCGTCCTAGAGTTCTATCGCGTCAAGGAACTGACGGATAGCGTTACGGTG